GCGCACGGCCGACGACATCATCGCGCTCGCCGGCACGAAGGGCGTCCTCTCCCAGCAGCAGATCGCCGCGATCAAGGGCGAGGCGCCGAAGACCGAAGACGCGCCGCCGGCCGCCACTGAGGCCGGCGAGCAAGACGCACCGCCACCGGCAACCGAGGGCGAAAGCAAGCCGAACGAATACTGGCCCGACGAAACACAGGAGCCGCAGGCATGAAGATCGTCAATCTCGTGCAGGGCTCGCCGGAATGGCATGCCCACCGTGCCACGCACTTCAACGCCAGCGATGCGCCCGCGATGCTTGGCGTGTCGCCGTACAAGAGCCGCGCGCAGCTGGTGCGCGAATACGCCACCGGCGTGACGGCCGAAGTCGACGCTGCCACGCAGCGGCGCTTCGACGACGGTCACCGCTTCGAGGCGCTGGCCCGGCCGCTGGCCGAGGCGATCATCGGCGAAGACCTCTACCCGTGCGTCGGCGTCGCTGATGGCCTCGTGCTGTCGGCCAGCTTCGACGGGCTGACGATGCTCCAGGACACGGCTTTCGAGCACAAGACGCTGAACGACACGCTGCGCGCCGTGATGGCCGACGGCTGCACCGGTGCCGATCTGCCTGAGTTGTACCGGGTGCAGATGGAGCAGCAGTCCATGGTCGCCGACGGCGCGCGCGTGCTGTTCATGGCGTCGAAGTGGGGCGGCGACGAACTGGCGGAGCCGGCGCGGCACTGCTGGTACACGCCAGACCCGGCGCTGGCCGCGCGCATCGTCGACGGCTGGAAGCAGTTCGAAGCCGACGTGGCCGCGTATCAGGCGAAGGAACAGGCCGCCCCGGAACCGACCGGCCGCGCCCCGGGCACGCTCCCGACCCTGCGCATCGAAGTCACCGGCATGGTCACGGCGTCAAACCTCGCCGAGTGGGAGGCCGCGGCGACAGAGATGTTTGTCGGCATACGAAGTATCGTCCCCTCTACTGACCAGGACTTTGCCGATGCTGAGCAGGCGGTCAAGAGCTGCAGCGACATCGAGTCACAGCTCGAAGCCGCCAAGGCGCGCATCCTGAGCGGCACCGAGAGCATCGATGCTACGTTCCGGACCATCGACCGCATGAAGGAACAGGCCCGCTCGACGCGCCTCGCACTCGCCAAGCTCGTCGACGCCCGCAAGCTGGCCCGGCGCACGGAGATCGTCGAGCGGGGCCGTCAGGCGGTGCTGGCGCATTACACGACGATCAATGCCAGCCTCGGCGCGCACGCCATCGCCCAGCCGATCAACCTGATCACAGAACTCGGCGCGTCGATCAAGGGGAAGAAGTCGTTCGCCAGCATGGAAGACGCCATCGATTCGGCGGTCGCCAATCTCAAGATCGCGGCGAGCCAGCAGGCCGACCGCGTGCGCGCGAGCATGGCGGCGCTGGACGACGCGCAGGGCGAATTCGCAACCCTGTTCCCCGACCGCGTGCAGCTGTGCGCCAGCAAGGCGCCGGACGATCTGCGGAACCTCGCCGCCGCGCGCATCGCCGAGCACAAGGCGAAGGAACAGAAGCGCTTGGACGACGAGCGCGAGAAAATCCGGCAGGAAGAGGTCGCGAAGCTGGAGCGCGAGCGGAAGGAGCAGGCACAGGAACAGGCGCTGCGCGACGCCATGTGCGAACAGGGCGGGGCTGTTGCCGGTGCTGGCGTTTGCGGCGTGGCTGAAGCCGATGCGCCTGAGCGTGTCAGTAGCGGGTGGTTCGACCCTGCGCTCGGCAAGAACTTCGCTACCGGCCCCGGCGGTGGCGGCTACATGAAGTGCGGCGACATCAACGCTCAGCCGTTCTCCGACCAAGCCACCGAGAAGACGCCGGAGTCAACCGCAACGATCAAACTCGGCGACATCAACGCCCGCATCGCACCGCTGTCGATCAGCGCGGACGGCATGTCGAAGCTGGGGTTCGATCCGGTCAATGCCCAAGGTGCGGCGAAGCTGTACCACGAACGCGACTTCACGCGGATCTGCGCAGCGATGGCGGAGCTACTGGTCGCAGCTGCGCACAAGGGCGCGCAATGACCGAAGCGCGCGCCATCTACGCCCCGCCCGGCTGGGGATTCGTCCCCGGCCGGAGGCTGGACAAGCCGACGGCTGCCGACATGCCGGACCTGCCGATGCTGCGCTTCCTGAGCGGCCGCGAGCGGAATGACGCGATCGTCAACGCGTTGCGCGCATGGCCGGACCTGCCGCATGCGATCCGGCCATGCGACATCGTGAAGCGCTACGGGCTCGCGAAGGCGTCGGCGCACGACATCCTGCAGAGGGCGAGACGATGAAACCACGGCAGCCGAAACACGGGCAGCGCATCAGCTGGGCGCGCGTCAAGGTCAGCGAGGACCGCATCCAATGGCGCCTTTTCCGCCGCAGCGAAGTTACGCGCCGCGTGTTCCCGGAGATGCGCACATTCGTCATCGACACGCCGCGAACGCTGATCGCTAACGAACTCCGCCGCATGCGCGCCAGGCTTCGCGATGCGGTCGATGCCTACGATCTTTCACTTCTTGGAGAAACACCATGACCATCCCGACCGAAGTCGCCGCACTCCGCAAACCTGATTTTGGCGACTATGTGCGAATCGAACAAAAACGATATGGCGTCCCGAACGAAATCTATGACCACAAGGTGGTGGCGCGGCTGGTGTCAAATGCGTGGGTAGACGTGCCGGTGCAGTCTCCGGCGAAAGAAAGTCTGCATGACGAATGCGTCGAGGTTGTCGCCTGCATATGCTGCGGCGTTCAGGAGACCGACGTTCGGAAATATCGGCTGTCTGACGTGATGCTGGTCGAATCCGCCCTCACGGCGAAGGCCGAGGCAGTGGCGTGGGAAGAGAGAATGCGGCCTGTGTGGGATGAGCGGTCCCCATGGACGGCATGGGAACGGTGCTCGCGGGAATCGTACGACAACTTCGCATCCAAGCCTCAGCCGTGGATTTCCAATGACTGGGAAATTCAGCGCCGTGCCCTGTACGCCCACGCCCCGCCCGCCGTGCCGGTCGAGTCGCTGGGGAGGGATGCAGATGCCGTCGCATGGTGCGACTCGGAAGATCCGACCAAGGTTGCGAACGTCGCCACGGGTTACGGCTCGTTCGGCTGCACGATTCCGCTTGGATATCTCTGCGCCCCGCCGCCCGCGAGCGTGCCGGATGGGTTCGCGATAGTGCCGTCGAAAATGTACGTCTCGCCCGAGCAATGGGATGCAGCGCAATTCGCATTCGGTGGCCCCGGATCGAACGCAGGAGAACCGTTCTACGACTGCACGCTATGGGTCGGCGAAATCGAGAACGACGACGGCAGCAAAACCCACGGTCTGCATGTGTCGTGCGACGAATGCCCGGAAGAAGGTTCGATCACGCTATCGGAATTCTCAGCCCCGCCCACCAACCAACAAGGAGCCGCCCCGTGAGCCTGACCGTAGAAGCGCTGGCGCAAGAAATCACCCGGCTTGATACGCTTTCCCCCGATATCGAATGGGCTCCAGAAGCCCTCGCTACGATCCTACTACCCTTCATCGAGCGCCACATCGCCGCCGGGCTGCAGGGGGCGGGCTGCGGCGCGTGCGGTGATGGCTGCAAGGATCGCGGCTCGTGCAGACTTGCTGACGAGAGCCCCAAGCCTGCGGGCGCGGTGCCGCTGCCGGAGGCCGACGGATGCCTGATCGCGGATGGTGAACAGCTCGTCTTCAGCAAGACCCGGCCCGTCGGCGTGCTGGCTCGCGACGTTTACGGACGCACGAAACTCCACCGCTACGGCGACGCCCGCGAGGCCGCAGGGCGCGCAGATGCGGTGCCGGCATGGTTTTGCGAATTGCCAGCGCCCATCAGCAACCCAGAAGCGTGGCCCGCGAATTACGCGGGCGGCTACAACGATGCGTTGAACATGTGCTATGACGTGATCCGCGGGCATGCCCCCCAGCCGATGACGACCCAGGGCGAGGCGGTGGCGACCGTTGTCGAAAGCCTCGCGAACGGCCACGCGCTCGAATTCCACGGCGGTTACTCCGAGACGCTGGACGCGCTACCCATCGGCACGAAGCTCTACACAGGATCGCAGCCATGACCGACGACATCACGCGGCTGGCGGACCGGGCCGAGGCATTGTGGCAGCGCACCGGAGACGATGAGGCGTACTACATCGCTGATGAGCTACGGGCAATCGTTCGTCAGCAGGGCAAGGCGGGCGGGGTTGCGGAAAAGTACGACGACGTGCTGCTTCCATTCGTGGCGCTGATGCGCGCCGAGTTGCACGCCAATTCCGGCAAAGGTGATCGGCCGGGCTGGCTGCGGATGTCCACGGATACATGCCTCCTCGAAATCTACTACCACCTCGCGAAGCTCCAGAAAGCCGTGCGCAAGGAGGCCGGAAACGCGATCTGCGAACACGCCGCCGACGTTGCGAACATGGCGATGATGCTGGCGGATATCTGCGGCGGGCTCGAAGTCCACGCCACCCCGCCCGCCAATCCTCCCGAGGCCGGGGTGACGGATGAGATGGTCGAGCGGGCAATGACCGAGTGGTTCAGCGACGAAAGCGGGCGCGACGATGGCCCGGAAACTGGGTGGTCTGCTGTCCAGAAAGAATATGAAGATGGAGGCGAGCACTTCAGGGTTGGCATGCGCGCAGCCCTGTCCGCCGCCCTCGCCCCGCAACCGAAGGACGCCACATGAAGATCCCGTTCAACGTTGGCGATACTGTCGCCGTGGTGGAACAAGAGGATGTCCCGTTCGGCGGATTCGTCGGCAAGGTCATGGAGGTCGGCGTCGATACAATGTCTGGCGAAGGGCTGGTTTTCTTCAGCTACGAAACAGGTCCGTTCAAGGGGCCTTACGATTTCTTCGTGAGGGTGCAGTGATGCAGATAAAGAAGCGACATGTTCAGATGGCACGGGCCGCTTGGCGCTGTTTCTCTGTGAACTTCGTGTTTCGAGAGGAGCCCGAGGCGCAAAGCCAGCTTCGATTCTGGATCAAGGATATCGGCCGCTGGCACCGCGCCGCCAAGGGGAAGCACAGGTGAAAAGTCGCAATCATAGATACCTCCGCAACTGGCGATGGTGGGCGATGCTGCTGCCGCTTCTCGTTCTTGGGCTGGTTGCTGTGTGGGGGCCAATTCTCGATTGGCTCAGCCGTGGTATCGAGCGGCTAGCAGATCGAATCAACTACAGCACGACGCTGAAAGCCATCATGGAGCGGATCGAGCAATTCACAGCCAAGGGGAAGCACCAATGACCATGCCGACCAAACTCGCCAAGATCACGACGATGGCAGAATGCCCGAAGTGTGGCTGTCCCGATGTCCACGCCGATTCCAGCAGCGCCGCCGAAGCATCGTGGATCGACTGCGAAGGCTGCGACTACCGTTTCCAGAAGCGATGCGATGAGGAAACGCTGGTCGAGAAGTGGAACGCCATCAACCGCAAGAAAATGCCCGTCTACGACGATGGGACCGGAGCGACCCCATGACCCCCGACGACATCACGCGGCTGGCGGAGCCATACAACCTCATTTCGGAAATGATCGCGCACCACGAGCTATGGGCCGTCGAGCTCGCCGACATGGATTCCGCCGAGGCGAAGTTCCACAAGGACGCGGCCGCCGAACTCCGCGCCCTCGCCGCACAGGGCAAGGCGGGCGGGGTTTCCGTGGTCCAGAGTGAGCCGGATGGCGAGCAATGCAACCGCGCTTTGTCGGCCCTCTACGGCGTTCCGTATCGCGACGATGCCAAGCCCATCGGCACATTCGTCCCCGGATTCACAGCGGAAGAATCCGAGGCGTACAACATCAAGAATTTCGGCCGCGACAGGCTGATTAGCGCAATACGGATACTCGCCACCCCGCCCGCCCATTCTCCCGACGCCGGGGTGACGGATGAGATGGTGAGGCGCGCAGAATCTGCCTATGGAGAAATAACTGGGGACTGCATGGGGCTTGTCCGCAGAAAGGCCATGCGCGCAGCCCTGGCCGCCGCCCTCGCCCCGCAACCGAAGGACGCCGAGCGGTGAGTCACCGGCAGCCACAGCTGATCCCGCGCCTACCGCGCCGCATGAAGCAGCCGCGCAAGGACACGCTACGCCAGATCATCCGCAACCGTGATGCCGAGATCTACCGGCTCAAAGACGAGTTGCAGCGCATGCGCACGCCGCTGTGGCGCCGCATCGCGATCAAGTTCCAGGCGCTACGCCTGACCAGCCGCGGCAGCTGATTCTGCCGCAAGCAATGAGAGAAAACCGAATGTCGAAATTCCAGAAGAAAGACACCGTGCGCAACATCGTTTCCGGCCACGAGGGCTACGTGCACGGCGTCTGCGATGTCGAAGGCGACAAGGTCAAGTATCTGCACTTGTACGTCGACGGCGATGGCAATTCCAAGAAGACGTGGCACCCCGAGAACGAACTCGAAGCCATGTTGCCGGGCGATCTTCCGCCGTTCCCGAACCCGTATGCGACCACCGGCGACGGCAGCACGCCGCCGGGCGGCCCGGGCTGATCTTTGATCTGATCGCGTAACCGCTACCACGCATGGCCGGCAATCGTCGGCCATGCTTTTCTGAGGAATGAAGATGGAACAGAACACAAAAGAACGCCCGATACTTTTTTCCGCGCCCATGGTGCGCGCGATCCTCGCCGGCACGAAGACGCAGACCCGTCGCGTCTTCAAGGTCAACGGGCAGCCGATCACGTCGGCCGACGAATCCATCCAGCAATGGGAAGATGGTTCGTTCCACTACGAATCAGCGAACGCGCTGTCCGGCCTGTATCTATGCCCCTACGGCCAGCCCGGCGACAGGCTGTGGGTGCGTGAGGCATGGGCAGACCTTTCCGACACACACGGCCAGCCATGGGAACGCAGGAACCCGGAAACGGGGCTCTACGAACGTGGGCGGTCGCCGTTCCCGTGGTACCGCGCGGACGGACAGCGGCCAGAGATCGGCGATGGACGAACGCCTGCCGCGCCATGGCTCCGGTCGAATCAGATGCCCCGTTGGGCGTCGCGCATCGATCTGGAAGTCACCGGCGTGCGCGTGGAGCGGCTGAACGATATCAGCGAGGAAGACTGCTTCGCAGAAGCGCCGCCGCTGTTGGATTACCCATGGCCGCCTGGATCATACGGCGTCACCGAAGGCGGCCCCAAGCGCGCATTCCAGAAGCTGTGGGAATCGATCAACGGCGCCGGCAGATGGGCCGCGGATCCCTGGGTGTGGGTTGTCGAATTCGCGCGCGCTGATCAGCGCTCGAACGTGTAGCCCCACACGTCGACGTACAGCGCGCCGGCGCCAGCGAGCGGCGCCTTGTAATAGAGGTTCTGCGTGCTGTCGATCAGTAGTGTCGCCGTCGAGAGCTGGCCAGGGTTGATCGTAGTGAAGAACCCGGCGCCCGCAGCCTCGCTGGCAATATCGGTACCGACAGTTCCACCGAAGACCTGGACGCCAGCAGTGACCGCCTTTGCCGTCGGCGGCACCACGGCCGTCAATGCGATAGCCGTCCAGCTGGTCGCGGCCCCCGGTCCCAGGACACGGTATGGCGAGGCCGTGACATTTTCCCGATAGAGGATGCTGTCACCCGCGTGCACAAAGTCGCGCACCGCACCGCTGCCGTTGGTGCGCACGCTACCCAGGTAGCGCCGCGCGGTGTCGCCGGTTTTGCTGCGCGCCTTGCCCGAATACGCGGCGGCCGGCGCAGTGGTGACGACCTCAACATCGGGCGTGCCTGAGTTCGAGTACAGGTAGAGGTGGTAGGTCGTGTTGTTCGACAGCGACAGGCTTGACTTTGTGATTGCCGTCGTGACCGCCAAAACACGGCCTGCGCTTTCGATGTGCGCGGCGCCGGTGCTGACGGTGAGCGACGTGCCGGAATTCCGCGACATGACCAGACCGGTGATGCTGCCGGCGAACTCGGCGCCGGCCGCGAAGTTCTGCACGGCCCACGCGCTGCCGCTGTATTCCCAGCGGAGATCCGTCGTCACGTCGCGCGCGGTCCAGCCTTCCTTCGGGATGAGGAAGCGCCAGAGGTTCGCACCCACGCACAGCGCGATGTTCTTGCTCTGCCCGGACCATGGGCCGGTTGGCGATGCCCCCACGATCCAGCGCTTGCCCACGTCGGCCGGGGCCGTGGTGGTCGGCGGCGTGTTGGTGGTGGTGACGATCGCCATGAACACCAGCGCATCCAGATCGCGCATGGCGGCGTTGAAGGCGAAGGACGGCTGCAGCATGTTGGCGTCCATGCTGGACAGTGCGAGGTTCGGAGTGGTCATACGATGATCCCTGCAGATGCCGGGCCTGCGCCCGTGATGATGTTGAGCGCCGAGACGGTGACCGTGACGCCGGCAGGAACACCGACGCCGGGGCTGCCGGAATACGTGTAGCTGCTCGCGGTGGTGTCGACGGTATGCCCGTCGCTGAAGGTCACGCGGTAGCCGGCGAAGTACTGCGAGTGATACGGCGCGGTTTCCGGGCCCAGCCGGCCGCGGCCAACCCACGACACGGCGACCGAATTGACCGAGACATCGCGCGTCGCGACCACGTTCGAAACCGGGAACTCCGTTTGGCTGGCGAACGTATCCAGCATGACGGGATAGATCGGCGCACTGTCGGCGCTCCCGCCGCTGGTCACTGCCCTGAGTTTCAGCAGTTGCCCGCGCAGCGTGCGCAGCACCTGCACGAAGGTGACGTTCTCGTCGAGCATGACGAACCGCGAATTCGCCGCCTGCGTGCCGCTGGTCGTGGCGTACACGCCGCGGATGATGCCGCTGAGCAGGTAGAGGTCGCTGCCCAGGTCGGTCACGGTCTGGAATTGAATGATCTCGTCGCCCAGCAATGCGCGGTTGCGATAGCGCAGCATGGTCTCGAAGGTCACCGACTCCGGCGCCGCCGGCAGGTACACGGTCAACGTCTGCACCGAAGGCAATCCGCCCGTTTCCGCGATCAGCGCAGTGGTGCTGTACCCGATGTTCGCGGTCTTCGTGACGGTCGTGATGTCCTGCCAGCTCAGTTCGTTGTCGGCGCTGACCTGTAGCAACGCGCCGCGCCAGGCCGTGCTGGTGCCGTAGGCGGCGACGTACAGGCCGGGCTCGTCGTCCGACTCCGCAAGGATCGGGATATTCAGCACCTCGATGTACGTCGTGCCGACGGGCGCCTGCCACTGCGGAACGGTCGGTTTGTTCGTGCCGCTGGCGATGCTGCTGTAGTCGCTGACGCGGTCGTACAGCGCGTGGATCCGGTATTCGCCGTCGCGCCACTCGACATCCTCGATTCGGTAGGTGCGGCTGCGGTATTCGATCCGATCCGATGGCGTCAGGAACGACCATTGATCCGGCAGCGCGAGATTGATCTCGCCCTCGGCGCCGCTCCAAGTGATTTTGTGCAGGGTGTCGGCCAGCTGCGCGGCTTCGTCTGGCAGCAGCGCCAGCGCGACCTCGACGGTCACCTCGCTGGTGCTGGCGATGTTCGTCACGCGGCGCTGGGACGTCTGTTTCGTGGCCGCATAGTTCGCCGACGGGTCCAGGTGGGCGACGTGCAGTGCTCGCGGGATCTCGACTTGCTGCGCGCGCGTCTCGTCGTCCTCGCCGGTGTCGAGTAGGTCGTCATCGGTGATCGTGGCCATGATCCCGCCACCGCGGCGCACGGCGCGCAGCTTGCCGTCCCATTCCGGCATGTCGAACAGGAACGGCTGCTGCAGTCCGCGCAGCGCGTCGGCGCCGGTCATCTGCCGCGACAGGCGGTAGCCGCGCACGGTGTACCCCTCGATTGCGGTCAGATCCATCTGCGCCGGCGCGATACCGGTCATGCCGGCGATGTCCTCCATGATGTTTTCCAGCGGCACCAGCGCCTGCGTGATTCGCTCGGTCGGCGCTGGCGTGGCCCAGGCCGGCCAATAGATCGTGCCGTCTGTCGCGACCAGCGCATCGGGCAGGCCGTCGTCGTGGCGCACGGTGACGCCGCCAGTGAGCGAAGGCCAGCTGATGTCGATCTCCACGCCGCCGGTACCGTTCGCGTAGAGATCCAGCAGCACCAGCAGGCCGCGGACCTTGCGGCTGGTTCGAAGCATGGCGGATGGCGGCGCGCCAATCGAGACGCTGGGGGCGAACCTGCCGGCATCGATTTCGTACTCGGAAAAATCCTGGGCTACCAGGCCGTCGCTCGCATACCAGCCGGAATCGTAGATTGCGCCTCCGGCCATAGCCAGGTCTTCAGGCCGGGCCGGGCCGTTGTAGACCGTCGGCGTACTGTAGAGCGGGATGATTCGAATGCGCCCGGCCCCGGTCAGGGCCGAGTTATTGGCGAGGAACAGGATGGCGGCGTCGGATGTAATGGGAAAAATGTCCGACTTGGCGTCCTTGCTTTCTGTCCCGCCAGAGTCGGACAGCGAGGCGTTGTGCACGGTAGATGCAAGGCTGTTGGTCACCGTGCTGGCGACGCCTGCAGTCAGGACTTCGAAGCGGAAGCTCGGGATTGATCCGCCGCGATTGGTCAGGTCTTGATTCGTCACGACCATGTACGCGCGGCCGCGATACGCCGGGGTCTGGCCGACGCCGTGAATCTCCTCCAGCGATGGGTCTGGCAACTGCGCCTCGGTACCGGTGTAGAACTTCGCGATTTTGCGGAAGGATGCCGACATTGAGTTTCGGCCCTTCACGTAATCGACGAAGGTGCTGCCGCTGATCTCCGGCCGGTCGCCGTCGACGCTGGCGTCGTAGACCAGCTTCTCGTCCTGCCACACGCGGCGGATGCCGACGACCTCCGCCGGCGTGCCCTCGGCGCTTTCGCAGATCAGGATGGCGTAGGTGCGGCGGAAGGTTTCGTTGATGACATCCGGGCCGCCCTTGCCTTGTTGCTGCTTCACATCCACTTTTTCGAGCTTGCCCGGGTCGCAGACGGTACCGATGACGACCATCGTTCCGTAGACGATGTTGATGGGCACGCCGTCCTGCGACAGCTGCGTCTGCCCGTCGCCGATCGATGGGCCGCGGATGCGCTGCGGGTCGATGATGCTGCCGGCCAGCGAGCCGAGCATGTAGCCCCACTGCGCGCCGCGGGCACCGCCGAAGTAGAAGCCGACTGCGCCGCCGACGCCGCCGAGGATCTGACTGGTACTCATGGGCGGTAAACCTCGGCGACGCGATCAATCCATGGAGCGGCGAATGCATGCTCGACGACAGCGCCGAACTGCGCATCGGCATGAATCAGGGACAGTCCGCCGTGGGCGTAATCGCCGAACACCGCGACATGCTGCGGGCGCAGGTGCCAAGCCATCAGCGCGATGTCGCCGGGCTTCACCGCGGACAGATCGGGCGCGATGGCCGCCGGCGGACCGAAGTGCTGGCGCAGTGCCGACCTGAGATCATCGCGCGCCGGGTCGCGGCCATACGCCCGGCGGTCATTGCAGGCGGTACCGGCGTCGGCCAGCGCGGTGACCATCAGGCCAATGCAATCGAGGTGCGTTGCGCTGCGGCCCTGGTGGCGGAACTTCACGCCGACCCGGGCGCGCGCGGCGGCGATGAATGCGGCGCGCGCGGCGGCGCTGAGTGGCGTAGTGGCGCGCGTCACGTCTCAGCCCCGGGGACCTGCACCGGATCGCCCGGCTGCAGATGCGGTTCGCCGCGGTAGTGCAGGCCCTTGCCGGTACCCCAGAAGGTTTCGCAGCTGTTGTGCCCAGTCCATTCCCGGCTGCAGTCGCGCCGGATGCGGCCGGTGTCGCCGACGCTGATCACCGCGGGGACGCCGAACAGCTGCGTGACGTCGCCACCGGTGCGCAGCGCCAGCGGAACAGCCGGCGGCGTGAAGGCCCCGGCATACAGGCAGAGCCCCTTCGTGATCGCGACTTCATCGAGATAGCCGTCGACGTAATAGGCGGCCGTCAGGTCGTTGGCATGCCCCACGCACACGGTCCGGGTGCCGTTGTTCACCGCCTGCGGCCGCGTGGCTTGGGCGACGACAGCGCCGTCGATGAACAGGCGAACCACGCCGCTGCTGTCGCGCGATGCGGCCAGGTGGTAGGCCTGGCCCGCGACCGGCGTCCACGCGACCGAGACATCCCGAAGCGTGCCGCTGCCGGACTCGCTGAAGCGGAAATACAGGCTGCCGGCGTTGATGTACAGGATCCACGCGCGCGCAGCGTTGGTGCCGGCCCACTTGCCGATGATCGCCGCGTTCGTCGCCGCGGTGTCCGGCTTGTAGAAGCACTGGACAGTGAACATGCCGGTGCCGAAGTGGAAATCCGCGCTGTCTGCGGTGATCAGGCAATCCAGATTGCCGTCCAGCAGCAGCGACCCGCTGCCGAGCGCGGCCCATGCGGTCGACACCTGCGCATTGCCGCTGACGGTCCAGGTGCGACCGGTGTCGTCGGGGAAGGACGTGCTGCCGTTGGCGCCGCCGAAGTGCAGCAGCGCGTGATATCGCTGCGGCGTCGGGCCGAACGATTCGACCTCGACCTGCGTGCCGGCATTCGCGCCGGTCAGCCAATCCACCACGCCGGGCGCGAAGAAATCCTGCGCCTGCGAAAGGTCGGAGGTGTTGAATTGCCGGGTCACCTCATCACCCAAGGCCGACACGGTGAAGTTTTCCCACTCCGGATCGATGTCGTACCCGCACGGGAAACGCTCGTCGCCCGGCTGGCTGCCGAACTTCTTGCATCGGCACGTCAGGCTGGTCAGATCTCCGACCGACTGCTTTGCCTGCTGGGAGATGCTGCGCAGCTCAAGCATGGCGAACATGCCGTGTTTGACGCGCTGCGCGCCAACCGTCCCCGAAGGCATGTATTCGTGCCCGTTCGCCAGATTCCCATAATCAACCAGATATCTGAGATAGGGCGCGTTGTCGCACAGGCCGAGATCGATCTCGGCCTGTGTTACACCGGGGATCAGGTACGTCCCGAAAAGGGTTTCGGCCTCGGAATTGTCGACGCTCAGATCGGCCGCCGCTGTCATCGCCGCACCACTGAACCCGGTGTGTGCGTAATAGGTGATCGGCCCGTTTCCGTCGTCGTAAACGATGTCTTGATCTAGCGACGTGAAGCCGTACACGCTTCCGTCTTTCAGCGGCCCCACGCGCAATAGCTCGGCCGGCTTGAATAGCGGCTTCCTCTTCGCCGCCTGCAGCGCAATCGGGATCGTCTTCACTCGCCGAAGACCTCGATCAGATCGACGCTGCCGTTCATCACCAGCGAACCGCCGGATTTATTGTCGATCGACATCATCAGCTCGTCGGAATCGAAGCGGACAGCGACATAGAACTCGCCGCTCCAGGTGAGCGCCGCGCCGCCAGTCCAGGGGGTCGAAGGCGTGAACAGGCCGGTCAGTGTGTCGAGCGTGCCGGCCTTGGCCACCCCGTTCTGGTACACGGTGACCGTGCCGCCCTTGGGCTTGTCGATGGTGCGCACGTAGCTCGCGATGCCGAAGGTGCTGACCTTGCGCAGCTGCACCGCTGTCGTGCCCGCCGGCGCCGTGCCGAGCGATTCGAGCGTCGCGCGGTAGTCGCTGGGGTCTTGGATCTTGAAGCTGTTCCCCATGCCGTTCATCGCGAGAAACCAGCCCTTCACGTAGTCGCGCATCGGGCCTTCGAGCAGGTTCTGCAGCGGCGCGCTGTAGCGGTGACGGACGCGAGAGGCCATCGCGGCACGGCGCTCGTGCCCGTTCTGCAGCGCCTTCACCCGGGTGCGAAAGAACGGGCCGCCCTGCCAGCCGTAGCCGGCGCGCAGTTCGAACTCTTTGTCGATGAACATCAGCTGTTCCTCGCCGACGCGCGGCGCAATTGGAAGTCGGTCTTCGCAGCGATCTGCTGCTGCGTCCGGCTGTCCGTGGGGGCTGCGAAATGGAAGTTGTTGACCTGGGTGGTGCCGCCGCCACTGCGCATCGGCGTGACGCGGCCGCTGGCGCCGGCCGGCATCATCAGCAGCTGCTTACTGCCGATGTTCAGCAGCTCAGGCATGCCGCGTTCGTTGACCTCGTACATCTTGCCGCCCATGACCGGGCCGCCATCGGCGCGACCGCCGCCGAAGAATGAGGAAAACAGGCCGCCCCAGTTGAAGCCGCCGCCCTCGCCGCCTGCGCCGCCACCGAACAGCCCGCCCAGCATGTCGCCGAACGCCGAACCCTTGCCGGTGGTGCCCGCCTGGCCGAACACCTGCTCGATGATTCCCTTCGCCGCCCATTGCAGCAGCATCGATTCGATCGACGCGAGCGCATTCTTCCACGCATCGGCGGCGCCGCTTGGCAGGTCGATCAGGAAGTCGTAGGCGATGCCGCCGGCCTTGTCCAGCGCATCGGCCATGCGCTCTGCGTCTCCGACCTGCTGGACAAGGCCGGCGATCGCTTGCCCCTGCGCGGTGTCCAGCGCGACGCCCGCTTCCTTCAGCGCGTTGCGCGTGCGCAGCTCTTCGTTGGTCATGCCGTAGGCCGCAGCCTCTTCCTGCAAGCCCTTGACCACGTCGTCGAACCGTTCGATCTGTTCCTTCGCCTTGTCGTCGAGCACCTTCTGCAACTCGGCTTCGGCCTCCAACTGGTCGAGCTTTTCGGCGTTCGCGATCAGCGCCGAGGCCTTGGCATCTTCCAGCCCCTTCAGCGCGCCGAACTCGATGTCGTAGCGGACCTGCGCGGCTTCGCCTTCCTTGCCGAATAGCGCGATGCTTTCCTGCTGCCGCGCGATCAGAGATTCATAAGCATTCAGCAACCGCTCGGCCGCTTTGTCGGCTTCCGACTTTTCGGCCTTCGGCTTCTTGCCGCCGCCACCGCTGCCCTCACTGAACAGGCCCAGGAGGCGATTCTCGGCATCGCGCTGCCGCGCGGCGCGCGCCTGCGCCAGCTGCAGATCGCGGCCCTGTAGCGAAGACACGCCGGTCCTGACGTTGCTGAAGTCCGGCCCGTTCGCCGCGGCCAGCGAATCGATCGACGCCAGCGTGTCGGCGCGCTGCTTCGCCAGCTCGGCATTTGTGTAGACCAGCGTCGAAAGGAAAGATCCCAGATCGCCGGCAGCATTGAGCGCGGCATTCGAAATGAGGCCGAAGCCGTCGGCCGCGACCGTGGCGCTGTTGGACATCGCCGTGAATGCGGCAGAGATCCCGTCCGCGATCAGGGATGCATTGCTGCCGTCCGCGACGAACTCCGTCGCCGCCTTGGTCAGGTCCGTCATCGCCGGCAGTAGCTCGGCCGCCAGCTGCGTGGCCAGCCCTTCGCCGGCAAAGCGCAGATCGTCGAGGCGGTCATTGAACTCCGCCGCCGCCGCCGCGGTGTCGCCGCCGATGATGATGCCGAGATCCGCCGCCTTGTCGCCCATTGCGGCCAGGCCGTCACTGCCGAGATTCAGGAATTCCAGCATCTCGGCGCCGGACTTCCCGAACAGCTGCATCGCCAGCGTTTGCTCGATCGTGTCGTTCTTCAGCGTCTTGAATGCGTCGCTGATCTCAGGCAGTACGTCTTCGACGTCGCGGAGATTTCCGCTGGCGTCCTTTACGTCGATGCCGAGCGCGGCGAACAGTTTGCCGGCTCCGCTCGTTTCGTCAGCGGCCTCGGCGATCTGCTTCGAAAGCTTCGGGATGGCCGCGCTGAACTGGTCGAGGCTAGACCCGGTGAGCTTCGCCGCATAGCCGTAAGCGCTCAGGCTTTCAGTGCTGATGCCGAGGCGGTTCGAAAGCTCGTCGAGCCGGTCTGCCGAATTGATGGCGGCGAAGAACTTCTGCACCCCGGCCATGCCGATCTGCGCAGCGGAGTTGATCCCGATCAGAGCCACGCCGAAGCCGGCGATAGCCTTTCCGGCGCCGCGCATCCCGTTCGAGAAAGCCCGATCGATCTCCTTTGCTCGCTTCTCCGCGATCTTCGCCGCGCGGCCGGCGTCCGTCTCGAAACTGCCGGTTTTCATCAGCAGGTCGACGTAAAGCCGGCCGAGCGAAGTCGATGCCATCGGTGATTCCTATTCGGGGTCGTCGTAGAAGGGTTCGCCCGGCTCTTGGCCGTAAGGCAGGAAGTCGGCCGCCTTGGAGTTGGCGTTGCCGTTCACACGCATCAGAGTTGAGGAGACGATCGCCGGGCCGCGGTCGTACATCCGCACCGGGCTCAGTGGCCCGTATTTGTCGCGATAGTCCAGATACTTCTGGAAGTCCCAGGCGGTGATGTGTTCCCGGACTTCAGACGGAAGACGGCCGAAGGCCATGCCCAGCTCGATCCACAGCTCGTCTTCCGCGGTCAGTTTTTTGCGTCGGCCTCCGCCGTCGACGGATTCGCTTCCAGCGCCTTTTCCTGCAGCAGCCGCATCTGTTCGTCGGACAGCAGGTCGCCGGATAGCAGCTCTTCCACAGTGAAGCGCACGCCGTCGTCGTTCTCGATGCTGGCGGCGATCATGTCGGCGAAGCCGGTGCGGCCCGCCTGTCGCGCGGCCCACGCCACTTCCTGCTTTTCCAGGAAGCCGATGCGGCGCGCGTGCAGCGTGATGTTCTGCCCGCTCTCGGTCGGCAGGAGGAACGTGATTCGGTCGGGCTTCGCGCCGCGGCCCGGGTCTCTCAGCGTTGCGCCGAGCGTTGCTTTCACTTTGTCAGCCATTCGAATTCCAGTTGCCGGATGGTGCCGGCCGGGGTCTGCCACGGCGAACAGCAGACGCACCGGCCGGACCCATAGGCGGTAGCCGTTTGGTCAAGCCGTTGGATGGATCAGGTCTTCTTCGTGCGCGTGGTCTTGCCGCTGATCTGCACGGTGACGGTCGAGGTCAGCGCCTGGCCGACGGCTGCGCTCAGCGGGTAGTCGGACACGTAGCCCGAGAACGTGTCGTAAGTGCGCGTGCTCGGCGGGACGATGCGGAAAGCCAGCGCCGCGGTCGCGGTCGCGCCGGTGCCCGCGCCGCCGGTGAAGCTGATCGCCGGCGCGGAGGTGTAGCCGGTGCCGGGGTTGGTGATCGTGATCCCGGTGACAACGCCGTTTTCGACGGTGGCCGTGGCCGCAGCGCCAGTGCCGGCGCCGCCGGTGAACACCACGGTCGGCGCGCTGGTGTAGCCGGTGCCGCCTGCGGTGACCGTGATCGTGCCGACGCCGCGCACAGACGTCGGTGCGTCGGCGCCATCCGACCAGCCGAACGCGAAGCTGGTCGTGATGCCGGCCTCATACAGAAGATTCAGTTCCCAGTGTCCGGCGACGGTGTTGTCTGGATCCAGCCCGAACGTCGCCGTACCCGGCGTGATGATGCCGGGGATATAGGACGCGACATCTTCATCGAGACAGGTGGTGTCGACCTGCCCGCGCGCGCCGCGCTGCTGCTCGTACGATTTGAAGCATTTGACGCGGACGAGCACGCCTTCGGTCAGCCCGGAAACACCCGCGGGCGCCAAGAAATAAAGGGACGAACCCTGCGATTTGTTTGCCATTTCGGCCGACTCCAGAAAAAGAAAAAGCCCGCGCATGGCGGGCCGGGGTTACTCGCGGGGAGCGAGATTCAGGAAACCGGCCACGGCTCCAGCCGCGACCAGTCGAGAATGATTCCGTAGCGCCTCGTTTCCGGGTCGCGCTCAGGGCTGGAATAGCTGTTGATGTAGCCGTAGGCCTGCAACTGCGTGCGCAGCACCTTGACCGCGGTCGCGAGCTGCTGGTCGGTGTCGCCCCAGACGCTGAACTGGATCCGCTCGTCGTCCATGGGTGGCGGTTCGTCCAGGCAGTTCAACGGCGTTCCGATGACCAGCTGATGCACCGCGTACGGACGGCCGACGTTCGGCTTCGCATCGCCGAACGGGTAGATGCGCACCGGAGAACCGAATTCGGCCCGAACTTCGGCGACATCCAAGATCGCGAACAACTCGTCGGGGTACATCAGCCAGTCCTCGCGACTTTCTTTGCTGCGCTTTCGATGCCCTTCGCGAGCGTGTCGGTGATGACCGCGAGCGCGTTCTCTTTCTGCGTCTCGAAGGCCGGCCGCAGAAACGGCTGCGCCGGCTGGCGCTCCGTGCCGAATTCGATGAAGCGCCAGTAATAGGTGTTGCCGGCCGTCTGGTATTCCTGCCCCGCGCGCCCCTTGCGCACGTTGCGCTTCGTGTTGGCGTAGCGCCGCGCACCGCCGCGCACGCCGACGACGTATCGCTCGTTCGCGCCGGACTGCTGTGGCTGCCTGTCGCGCTGCATCACGATGTTGGCGACCATCGCGCCTGTGTCCTTAGGCGCCCGCGCCCGCGCATCGTCGCGGATGACCTTGGCGCCACGCGCCAGCGCCACGCGTGCCGGGCCGCCGTTCTTGCTGGCCACCGCCGGCGGCAGCGCCTGCAGAGCAGCCAGCAGCCCATCCAGGCCGCGGAGCATGACCGGATTACTGGCCATCGTTCACCCCGGCGGTACAGATCAGCCGCGTCTCGCGTCGGGCAGTGGCATCGGTTTCGACGCTGCGGATGTTGAACACGAAGCCATCCCACAGCACGCGCATCGTCTCGTCGACGCCGGGCAGGTGGCGGAAGTTGATGCGCGCGGCCGTCTCGCCTTCCGGTGCGCCAGCGGCGCGCAGCTCGCGCCCGGGACCGGTCAGCACTTCGGCAGGGATTCCGCCGAGCGCGGTCGCCGCGGGGAATGCATCGGCCCAAGCAACATTGACGGCGCCCGCAGCGCTCCGCGTTTCGACGCGCGACTGGATCGTGATGCGGTGGCGGTAGCGGCCAGCTCTCATCGGTCAGCCCAGCAACCGCACGCGATGCGGGAACGTCAGGCTGTCGTAGGCCGGGTTGTCGGCGTAACTCACGCCGACGACGCCCGTCTCGCGGTTCTCGTACATGTCACCGATGGCCAGCAGCATCGCCGCCCAGAGCGTCCGCGGCACTGCGGCGGCATTCGCATAGCCCGCAACGAAGCGAATGCGCACAGCGCCGGCGCGCGTCTTCGTGCTCGGCCAAGAATCGACCGGCTCGACGATCCCGGGCTCAAGCGCCGGCTCGACGATATAGGCGGTGTCCGACAGCACCTGCAGCGTGCCTGCGGTGTCGTAGTAGCTGATCGAGGTGATCGACTGCAGCGGCGGCAGCGGCACGCTGATGCGCCCGCACGGGAACGCGTCCATCACCAGTTCCCACGTCTGCGGCATCAGCGCGCGGCCGAGTATCCCGTCCTTGCCGTCCAGGTGCTGCCGCGCCGCGGTGATCCAGTTCGTCACCAGCGCGTCTTCCACGCCCACGACATCCCGCAGGTGCATCTTCGCTTCGGCCAGCGTCACCGGCTCGGTGGCCGGCGGGGTGATCAACTGCAGCGCCATTGTCGTTTCCATGTTCGGGGCTGAACACTCACCGCAAGGGCCGGCGAACCGGCCCCTGCAGTCAGGCTTCGGCGTCCGGTGCTTTCTTCTTCAGCGATTCGGCGTATTTCACCGCAGCCGGCTCATCGTCCAGTTCGGCATGCGCCTTGATCGTTGCATCGTCGAACGCGCCAACATCGTTAGCCTTGTATTTCTCGCCACCGATTTCGCAGTCGACGAGCACGCGCGCCTTCCTGGTCTTTGGGGCTTTTTCGGGCGACGGGTTCGGGTTCGGGTTCGGGTCGGACATCTGAATTTCCTCTACTTGGCTTGACGAAAAAGAGACCCGGCCGGAGCCGGGTCGAAGTATCACCCCAAGGTGACGATGCGACGGTTAGGTCGCGCTGTTCTGGTAGTACTTTACCGTTGCGCCGGACACGTCCAACAGATTGCCGCCGGCGCGCATCCAGGCCAGGAAACCCACCTGCCCGAGCTTGGTGTATGCCGAGTCGGTGAAGCGGAACATCGTGGCCGACATGACGTCGCGGATCCGATAGTTGCCGAGGCGGCCGAACAGGATCGACTTCGCATTCGCGGCCATCGTCGCGATGTCCTGATTCACGAACACCGGGGAATCCAGGAGCGTCGCCGGCGCACCGCCCGGGGTGCCGGTTTCATATCCGGGTACGAAGATCGGGCGCCCGCTGGTGTCCTTGATCTTGCGGATGACCTTCAGGCTCGCGTCGTTGAGCATGAAGCCGACGCCAGGGCCGCGACGGTACGCCGGGTCGATCGAGTGCTGCAGGTCGACCAGGTCGTCGTAGGTGACCGTGGTGGTCTGGCCGGTGGTGCCGACCTTGCCCGAAGCCGAAGCCGTCACGATGCCGCGCGGCTGCGACGTACCGGTGCCAGTGGTGAAAAACGTATTCGTGACCCGGCCCAGGCGTTCGGCCAGCAGGTCGATGATCAGCGCCTCGATGTTGACCTGCGAGTCCTGCAGCAGCTCGATCGGCACCGCGACGACCTTGGAGCTGAACTTGTACACGTTCAGCCCGACGGTGCTGAACGACGCATCCTGCGCGGTAGCCGTCGTGTTTTCGGCGATCAGCTCGCCGACGTTGCCGGTGTCGTCGATCGCCGGCCAGCTCATCGGGTTGCCCTGCGAGGTCGAGAACACCGTCGCGGCGTCGCGCATGCCGCCGTACTGCTTCATTGCGCGGATCAGTTCCTGCGCGACCTCGGTCTGCACCGTATAGCCGCCCTCGGCCGGGGTCGTGGTCGACATGGTGTTGCGGTACGTCGCCCAGTCCTCGGCGGTCAGATTGGCATCGCCGCCACGCATCCACTTGTCGGTGATATGAGTGATCGGCGATTTCGAACCCTTGCCTGCTCCCGCTTGGTGCCCGCGACCGTCGGCCAGGAGTTCGGACAGGTGACGCTCCGTGTCGAGCGCGAGCACCTGCTCCATGCGATTGATCTCGCTGGTCGTACGCTCGATGTCCGCCATCTTTTCGTCGTAGATCTTTTGGTGCTCGGTGTTCCACGTCGCGCCGGGGTTCTGTTCGCAGATGTTCTTCACTTCGGCGGAGAGGCTGGCGCGACGCTCCCGCAGCTGCTGGACGGTGTTGCTCATGGTGCTTTGACTCCTCTGGGCATAAAAAAACCGCCTTTCGGCGGTTGGTGTGTCGCGGCGGGAGCGGCCCGGCGCGGATTTGTTACAGCTGAGCGGTTTCGATATTCCGCATTCTTTGCCTGTGCTCGGCGTCGTAGTCGCGCGGATCCGGCTGCGCGTCCTCCGTCACGCCAGCAGCGGGCGGAGCCTTGTCGTATGCGCTGAGATTCCAGGTTCGCGCGTTGGTGCCGGCCGCATTTTCGATTGCGGTCACAGAATCGGCGAACCCCTTGTCGACCGCATCCTGCGCGGTCAGCCAGGTTTCGGCGTCCATCATGGCGATGATCTCATCGAGCGGGACCGTTGCGCGCTTCGCGTATTCGGCGGCGATGCTGGCGTCGATCTGCTCCAGAACGTCGGCCTGCGCGCGCATATCGTTTTTGTCGCCGAGTGCGAGCGTCCAGGCGTTATGGATCATAAGGAACGCGCCGTCTGCAATATGCACCTCGTCAGCCGCGGTTGCGATGTAGGACGCCGCAGATGCCGCGATGCCGTCGACGTGCGCAACCATGCGGACGCCGCTTTCTCGAATCGCCGTGACGATCGCGCGCGCGTCGAACACGTCACCGCCGGGCGAGTTGATCCGCAGATGGATCGTCTGCGCACCGCCGCCTTTTGCTTGCGCGACATCCTGCGCGAATCGCTTCGCGGTGACGCCTTCGCCAGTCCACCAGTCCAGGCCGATGATGTCGTACAGGTAGATTGTCGCCTCGCTGTTGTCGGCCTTCGCCTCGAACTTGTACGCGCGCGGGCCGCCGCGGTTCTGCGCGATCAGTTTATTCAGCCGGCTGTTGATCTGCATTATCTGCCCCTTGCGGACTGTTGGCCGGCGCACTGCCTGCCATGATGAGTATGTCTCCGCCATCAATCGGCGGCAGGTTCTTGACGCGGCGCACTTCGTTGATCGTCATCCACCCCTGCGTGCCGGGCCCGCCGAGCGACTTTGAGAAATACTCCGACTGCGCTTTCGAGTCGCCCGCGAGCGTCGCATCCCTATCTGGCTCAATGAAGTAACGCCCAGAGCGCGGGAACAGCTTGCGGTTCAGTTCGTCCTTGAGCCGCTTCAGGTGCGGCCCGACCGTGTACAGGTCGAAGCTCTTGACCAGCTGTTCAAGCCCGGTGCCCCATGCAGTGGAACCGCTCGACTCGCCGACCATGTGCGGAGGAACGCCGAAGCCGCACGCGATGTCGGTGCGCTGAAATTTGCGAGAGTCCAGGAGCTGCGCATCCTCGGATGTCATCGAAAGCTCTTGAACTTCCAGGCCTTCGGTCAGGATCAGCGGGATCTTGCTGTGCCCGGCCGCGTTCCCGTATTTCGCCTGCCACGCATCGCGGAAGTCCTGCTGCTGGGTCGGCGTCATCATCTTCGGCGCCCTGACCGCGTATTGAATCGAAGCGCCGCTGGCGAACGTATTCGCCGCATGCTCGTCCGCCTTGATCGCGATGCCGATCGCCTGCCGTGCTGCCCATCGAATGACGGACAGGCTGCAGATCCCATTGAAGCCGAACCCGGGGAAATGGATGATGTCGCCTTGGTCGACGGTGAAGCTGCCGGCCGTCCCGTCGTCGAGCTCGTCGGTGATCGTGTAGCGGAGCGTGTCGCCCACCCTGCGGATGTCGACGTTCCCACGCGGCACCGGGATGATCGCCGACACCTCCGGGGACAGCCGGTTTTTTCTCGCGATGTACGCGATGCCATCCCCGCGCAGCAGCATCTGCGCCGTGAGGAATTCCCAGCCGGCCGACGCCGTGAAGCGCCCGCACATCTGTTCGTTCAGCAGCCACCACATCGGATGATCCCGGCCAACCAGCTCGCGCTGGCCGTCGGCGTATCGATAGAACTCGAACGGCGTTCCGGCGACTGCGCCGGCGATCAGCGCCGTGCAGCGATACACCGCCGACACCCGCATCGCCGTCGTTTCGTTCACCACGGCGCCGGAGTCGGTCGCCGTCATGCCGAAGATCTCGCCCATGCGAATGGAGTCGGACGACGCCACGTCGTGGAACTCGATTTCGTTCTTCACAGTCGGCTGTGGCATTACCGCGGCGGTTGCGCGGTCGCCCGCGAGCGCGCCGATCAGCCGCTCTCTTGCGATTTGTGCGCTACCCATTCGTGACACCTCAGAGAGAAACGAAACCCTGCGAATGGCCGATGCCACTCGCCTCGGGATTCATGGACATGAGATAAACCGCATTGAACCCCGACATCAGCGGGTCGATCTTCGCGCTACCAGATGCTGCCTTCGTGATGATTACGGCGTTCCCTTTCCGCTCGATCTTTGCATTGCCGGCACACCACGCCATCAGGAGCTGCGCGGCGTGGATGATTTTCTTCCCAGCCAGAGCGCGCTCGACGGTCTGGATCGCGGAGTGCAGCTTGCCACCCTGCGACACCGCGACCGCACAGCCTTCGGGAACGTCCTCGTTTTCAAGCGCGTCGAGAATTGATCCGATCCCGTGAGAGTCAAGGCCGATGCCATCTTTCTCCGGCAGCAGCCCCGCGTCGCGGATGCGCACGATGTACGACACCACATCGGCCACGTCGTCGCCGACGTTGGCGACCAAAGTCAGCTCGCCGGCCGCCTCCATGTCACGCAGCTTCGACGCGACATCCTTGCGCCGCTGCAGCACGATCGGGTGCGCCCATGCGTGCGACCACCACAACCACTTCCCCGTGCCACGCTCCCGGCCAATCACCGTCAGGCCGAGCAAGTCGTCCAGACCGCCGCCGTCTACGCCGACCGTGCACACCTCTGACCGCTTCAGCAGATCATCAAAGGTCAGCGTGCGGTCGCCGCACCGCTCCCAGAATTCAGCGCCTGCCCATCCGTCAGCATGAAGCGCGAGGCCGATCTCGACGTTCAGATGCTGCGAAGCCCAGGACCGCAGCTCGCTTTCCGACGTGGCCTTCGCTACCTCGAACTCTTCGACAAGCCGCTCGATCGTGAAGATCAGCCCAGCACTCGGCATGACCATCGGCCAATGCTTGGGGTTCGACCATGGCTTTTCCCGGTCGGTCTGCATCGCCTCCGGGAACTCGTACAGCACCGGCAGCATCGCGCCGAGCCGCTTTCCGTCGCGGATCTCTCTGGCCTTGGTCAACTCGTCTTTGAAGACGCCCTGTGGCACGCCGTCCGATTGCGTGGTGATGATCGCCAGGAACGCTTCCGGGAATGGAATCATGCCGCCGCGCAACTGACGCAACGCCTTCGCCGCCTTCGGGCTCTTCGCGATTTCGTGCAGCTCGTCGATCAGTGCGCCGCCCGACACCTTGCGCCCGGTCACCACTGCCGGGTCGAAGGTCATGATCTCAAGCTGCGCTTTCGTCTCCCGGTGAATGATCGTCTTCAGGTGGTCGCGGATGTGGAACTTGCGGTCGAGCACGGGATCCAGTTGGATCGCTCCCGACACCGCATTGAATGCCAGCTCGGCCGTGTCCTGCACCGGCGCGCACATGAAAAAGTCCGCCCGGGGGCGCTCATTCAACAGCAACGCCACCAGCATCATCAGCGCGCCGTTCGTGGTCTTGCTGTTCTTTTTCGGCACCAGCAGGAACAGTTCGCGGATCGCCCGCGCTTTCGTAGCTGGATCCAGCGAGCCGAACAGCACCGCCACGATCGCGCGAAACCAATCGCCTCCTGCCTCTCCAAGCGTTGGCGTTCCATGCACGTCCGCCAGTCGCAGCATGTTGTAGGCCTGCACCGCCCGCGCCCCTCGCTGCGTATACAGCGGCAGGCTCGGCATCGGCACCTGTCCGGCCCGAAGGCGCGCCTCCCAGTCCGGACAGGCGAAACTGGATTCCATCATCGCAGGTTGACCACATTGGCCGACGGCAGCACCCCATCCCAGCCGGTGCCGGCCTCGGCGCCAATCGCATCAGCTTCGGCCTGCTCCTTCTTGCCGATCTTCGCCGGCCTGGCTGGCTTCGCACCCCTGCCTTCGTCCTGCAGCTGCCCTTCGGCCAGCGGCGTGAACTGCGCCTGATGCGCCAGGTACGCGCGCGCCGCGCTGGTGCTGCCCTTCCGCGCCGAGCTATAGAGCTTGTCCAGGACATCCATGCGGCGCCCGTGAGCGCCAGCCGCCAGCTCGTCCGCGTAGTGCTTCCGCAGCGTCGGCTCGCTGATCTTGAGCGCCAGCGCGATCGCCTCGTGCGACATGCCGCCACCAGCAGCGACCGACACCCGCCGCCGCGTCGCCGCTGTCGGCTTGTGTTCCGGCCTTGCCATCGTTTCTTGCCCCTATTCAGGATCGCCGCGATTTCTGCGGGCTCAAAAAAAACCTCCCAATGGG